ATCTACTATATCGGTAATGAATTACCGCAAGTTAAAGAGGATGTTCGTGATAAGTTTGTCTTACTTGGATTTCCTCAAGGATTTTTAGATGAATTAAAGAAAGCCCTATCAGACATAGAGAAAGAGATATGACTACAATAAAGCTTTTAGAGAAATAATAAGAAATATGATGCCAATAAATAGTAAGAAAAAAGGTAATCTCTGGGAAAATAAGTTCGCGAACTGGTTACGTGATAATGGTATTAAAGCTTGGAAAGACGGAGCTTCAGGTGGAGGTAGTAGAGAAAAAGCTGATGTAGGTAATAACTTAAATCTACATTTCGAAGTCAAAGCTGTTAAGAAGATTAACATACTAAGAGTCTGGGAAAAAGCTTGTCATGAATGCACTAAGACTCATAATCAGCCTGTAATAGCAGTACACTTCGACGGAATGCCAGATAATGAATGGTTAATGGTAATACATAGCGAACACTTCTTAGACCTCTTAGTAAAAGAAGGAGTAGAAAATGATTATGTTGACCCGAAGTTGAAGTGGAAAGTTAATAATCTGAAACAAGCCGCACATGATGTAATAAAACTACTACCATGAGAACTTTTCCTCGAATTAAAACAGTTAGATGTCCTGTATGTCCTGAGAAACTTATACCTCAAGGTCTTAGGAATCATATTATTGGACGAGCTAAAAATGAAGTTTATCAATTCTATACACTTAAGAAAGGTATTATGCCTCATCAAAAGTATATAGAGAAAAATGTAAAGATTATTGAGATTAAGAAATTAAAACTAAAATGAAGCCAATCCACGCTCAGCCAAATAAAGATAAGACAGCTCTTTATTTTCCGTCTGTCTACAATAGAGTTACTTTACTTCAATGGCTTAAGAAGTACGACTGGATAGAGCTTAGACCTAAACCGAAGCGTTCTCGAAAGAGACAGGCGTTTTTAGAAGCCGCAGTTATTCCTTGCTGGGGAAAGTTTAATTATGGACTAGACCCTACTAACCCTAAAGATGTAGTAACTTCACGAGAACTCTTTAAGCAGGATTTTCATTACGAAATAGTTACAGGTAAAGACGGTAATCCAAAGCGAATAGGAAAATCTCTTTCTCAAGCTCACGCTGATGTATTAGAGAGGTATACAGAATATGCAGAAGCAAATGGAGCACCGATTCCTAATCCTGAACTCTATAAGATTTATCGAGATGAATACTCTCATGAATGGCGTTGGGAAAATTATTATGATTGGCTTAACTTCTTAGGTCTCGAGGTAGATAGTATGCCTACGCAAGAAACTTTCAAGAAACTTAATCAGAAAGAAGATACAGGTGGGGATAACTCTGCTTGATTAAAAACCTCAACTAATATATAATATATATAGAGGTACATTGATAACTGAATAGGATTAACCGATTATTGCGAATGGCAAATTATGTAGAGTTACAGAATCAGCTCATTAAGGATTACAAAATAATCCATGAGCCTGATTCCAAATGTTGGAAACGAACGCATGTGCATGTGAAGCAGAGAAGAATCTGTAAGCATCACATAAAAGAAAGTTATCAAGCTCTGTTTATCTTACTCCATGAAATTGGTCATATCATGACTGACAGACCTGGAATGAAAAGAGCAGAGTCAGAGTCTGAAGCTATCATCTGGCAAGTAGCTAAGATGAGAGAGTTTGGCTTCAAGATTAAACAGAAAGAACTTAAGAAATACAAAGATTATGTTCGCATGACCTACGATAGAGGCGTCAGGCGAGGACTAAGTAAGAGAATCAAGTCGAAACTCTATATGTGATTATTAACTCAATCCTATTCAGTGCTCAATGTATCTTAAATCAAATGAACATAGAACAAAAAAAGTTCAATAAGAGGGTCAAAGCTAATAAGCGAAGAAAAGCTTACTTAGCTACTAAGAGAGTTGGAGGATTTACATCTCGTTCTTACTCCAGAACTAGTCCTGTAGAGGTTCCTAAAGCTCCTCAGAAAGAAGGATTTATCTCAAAGATAATCCGAAGAACTAGAGACAAGATGCAGAGGAGATTGATTCCTAAGTAGAATCAGTCTCACGATTATTGCGATTACTAAGATTAAACAAATGCACGCTATCATAATAGGACTCGTAACACTTACATCAATTAGCTTGATACCGTCTACGACGACATATGTGAGAGAGGAAATTAAAATAGAGAACAAAGTAGAAGTGGTTAGAGCAGAAGTTTCAGCTTATACTTCAAGTATAGATGAAACAAATGAAGACCCTTTTACTACCGCTTCTGGTTCTACCACTAGAGACGGTATAGTAGCATGTCCTTCGAGGTTAGAGTTCGGTACTAAAGTAGAAATCAATGGTATCGAATATACTTGTGAGGATAGAATGAACCGCAGATATCGAGATAAAGAAAATTATGATATCTGGGTTTCTGAGAAAGAGATAGCGTATGAGTGGGGAAGACAGCAATTAAAAATTAAGATTTATCGCGACTAATATGAAACAACACGAACAAAATTGGGCTAACGGATTCCATGAGAGCTCAAATGGGAAGACTATAAACTTGAGTGATATGGTTACTACTCATCTCAAGAACACGATTAACAAGTACAAAGTGAACGGTTATGACGTTTCTGCTCTTGAAGAGGAATTAGTTAAGAGGACAGACGCTTAAATGAAAAAGAAGTTTATCAAAGGGAAACAAGTACAAGAACTCTTTAACGTGGTTAATAATGCTGAACAAAAAGAGATAGAGTTTCTTCAGCACTCTAATCTAATTGAGAGAGAGACAAGCTTTTCGGCTTTAGAAGAAGCTAAAGAAGCTTGGGAATACTTAATGACCAAAGATGAACTAACAGTCCCTATTATCAAAGGAGTACATAATCTCCTAATAAGAAACAGAGATATTCTTAAACCTGAAGAAAGAGGTACTTTTAGACATGTTCCTGTGTATATCGCAGGTAAACTCGCGTTAAACGTGCGTCTAATCGATAGAGCCGTGGAACAATGGGTAATGAATGTTATGGACTTAGTTATCAATGGTCGTAGAGAATCTGAAATCTTTAGAGAGAAAACTGTTAAGGAACAGCATATAGAGTTTGAACGAATTCATCCGTTCGTAGATGATAATGGACGAGTTGGTCGTATGTTTATGAACTGGACTCGACTTAAACTTGGGCTACCTATTTTAGTAATTCATAGAGGAGAAGAAGAGCAAGAATACTACAAGTGGTTCACAGAAGAAAATCAATAGCTTTATTCCCCACATTTACTGTAAAGTAAACTGTGTTTATAGTAAAATATAAATATGAGTTAACTCTATTTTTATGCAAAAGAAAAAAATAAGCTTATTAGAACCAATTCCTGAACTTTGGAAGTGTCCTCGAAGAAGGAATAAGAGATATCAGAATCTTCGAAGTGAAGAACAAAACTTTGAAGCTTTGAATAACGAAGGTCATAATCTAATAACAGAAGGATTCGAAGATAGTCCTTACTTAAACAAATGAATCCCAAACACTTTGGTATTGATAATGACTGGGAAGTAAGAGAAACATGTAACTCTACTGTTATTCTCCCTAGAAACGATATACAAGCTCATATAGCAGAGAGTATATATTGTCCTTGTAAACCCGAGATAGCTATCTATAACCCTTTTTTTGATATACTACAAACTCCTTTCATAGCTCATTACTCTTTCAAACAGAATAAGAGAGTAGATGAAGCATTAAAAGAATTATTCAATAAAACATAACAAATATGCCTAAAGTAGGAAACAAAACATTCTCTTATACCGAAGCTGGTATAAAAGCCGCAAAGAAAGCCGCTAAAAAGTTATCTGTTAAGAAAAGTAAGAATAAGAAATACTAACAAAGAAATCTATTAGTGAAATGTTAAAAAGAATAATAAGAAAGTAATATGTTAATACATAAAAAAGACACATATCCTGGATATAGATTAGAGAGAGAAAGTTGGAGAGAGTATTTTTGTCTTAGTATTAGTCCATACGAAGATATTAAAGAGTTTGTACCTAAAGGTTTTATATATGTAAATACTGATTATAGAAAAGTATTACATATTTATTGGAGGTGGTATTTAATACCTTTTGTTAAGTTTTATAGATTCTTAGTTAGAAAGTACTTGTCTCTCTCTTCTTATCTCTATAATAAAGGTATTATCGAACCGAAAGATGAAGGGAATATAATTCCTTGGTATTGGCTCTTTGTAGTTAAATGGAAGATACTATGTGGAGAAGATATTATATGTAGATATGAAAAGATATATAAGTTATGGAGACGTACTGTTGCGTTAATGAAGAAAAAAAGGTAATATATATTACACACTAGATTTATGGTTTTTCAAATCCATATATAGAGAAATATGGCAACACAAAAACAAATTAGAGCTAATCGTAAGAATGCAAAGAAAGCAGGTCGTCCTAAAGGCAAGAAGAATAAAGCTACTCTTGAGAAAGAAGCTGTTCTTGCTGTTTATAGACAAAAGATAATGAGGAACGCAGGAATTCTTTTTAAGTCTCAATTACATTTGAGTACTGGAGTTTCGTATTTATATAAGTGGGAGAAAGGTAAGACTCGCCCCACTTTAGTTATTGACCAAGAAGAAATAGAAGAATACATCATAAAAGAAAACGACCCGGAACGAGCAATAAAGAAAGTAGATAAGAATGCTGCTTATTACTTTATTACTACAGAAAGACCTGACAATAGAGCGATTGATTCGATGCTTGATAGAACCTTCGGCAAAGCAACTCAACCTGTTGCGGGAGAGGACGGAGGACCTATCGAAGTGGTTATTACTCAATATGCTAAAGACGATAAAGACAAATAATTAGAGAGTAGCTTAATGGTAAAGTGTCTTCCTGTTAAGGAGAAAGATATAGGTTCGACTCCTATCTCTCCAGCATGACTCAAATTATATTACCGCAGTATATTCCTCGAGAGTATCAAAAGAAAAACCTTTGGAAACCTTTTGATAAAGGTTTTAAGCGTATTGTTCAGATATGGCATCGTCGTTCAGGTAAAGACATAACAGACTTAAATCTTGTAGCGAGAGAGATGTATAAGATAGTAGGGAACTATTACTATCTGTTTCCTACATATTCACAAGGGCGTAAGGCATTATGGGACGGGAGAGGTAAAGACGGAAAGAGATATATCGAATACTTTCCTAAACAGTTAATAGTAGGCATAAATGACCATGAGATGAAGCTTCGTTATAAGAATGGTTCTCTCTTTCAAGTTATAGGGGTTGAAGATGTAGACAAAATTGTTGGTACTAATCCCAGAGGTCTAATCTTTTCTGAATATTCTATACAAAATCCTAAAGCATGGGAATACTTAAGACCTATTCTTGCTGAGAATAAAGGCTGGGCTATCTTTAACTACACTCCTCGAGGACGTAATCATGGATACAAACTCTACGAAATGGCAAAGAGAAATACTAAATGGTTTATTTCTCTCTTAACTGTTGATGATACAGATGTTCTAACAGCAGAGGATATTGACGAAGAACGACAATCTGGAATGTCTGAGGATATGATTCAACAAGAGTTTTATTGTTCTTTCATTGCTTCTATACAAGGTTCTGTCTACTGGGAACAAATTGCTCTAGCTGAGAAACAAGAGAGGTTCAAAGGAGTACCTCATGACCCTCGTCTACAAGTTCATACTGTATGGGACTTAGGAAAGAATAATCATAATTGTATAGGTTTCTATCAGAGTAATGGTCTTACTGTTCGCAAAATTAACTATCTCTCAGGACGAGGTAAGGGGCTTCCTGATTGGATAGCAGAAGTCAAAAGAGTGGGACAAGAGAATGGTTATACATTCGGTAGACATTTTGGTCCTCATGATATTGAAGTATCTGACTACTCTACCTCTGGGGATACTTCTCGTAAAGAGATAGCTCTTGATTTAGGATTTGATTTCGAAGTAGTTCCTCGAGTATCGATTGAGGAAGGAATAGATGCGGGTAGGCGTTTCTGGAAGAAGTTATGGATAGATGAAACTAATTGTGCTGAGTTTTTAGAGGCTATTCCTCAGTACCAATATGAGTATGATGAGGAACACAAAACATTCAGAAAGACGCCTCTACACGACTGGACTTCCAACTTTGCAGATGAGCATAGATATGCAGCTTTAGTTAATGAACGCTTTGACAATGACTTAAGAGACAGGATAATAGAGATAACGAATGCTCGCAAAGAGCGAGAGAGTGCAAAGGCCGATTCGGGTATAAGTTAACATTGCTATGATTATATGTTAAAATAAAATAAATTATGTCCTACGCAACTGAAAGAACTCCTTTAATGAAACAGATTGAGAGTGAGATTAAAGACTACACTACAAAGATTGTTACCTTAGGAGACAATGTTAGTTATTCTCAACACAAACTAGTGAGGAGAATTGTTTTATTTGAAAGTAAAACTTATCCTACAGGGAAGTTTGATAGCCAAGGAAATTATAAGTATTGGTTTGATGTTATCTCTCCTCGAATAGATGATGAAGTTAAGAATATCGATTTCGATACAAAGAATATTGAAGCTTACACTCCTCGTAAGATAGATGAGACTACGAACATCATTGTTAATCTTCGTCTTGTTGATTGGTTAAGAGAGAATGGACAAGCAGAGGAACTTAATAATGCTATTGAGGAAGGGTCTGGCTGGGGAAATGTTGTATGGAAGAAGATTAAAGGTTCTTATGAGAGAGTTGACCTTAGAAACTTCTATGTTATTAACCAAACAGCTAGGACTCTTAAGAACACCCCTGTTATTGAGTATCATGAACTTACTCAGACTGAATTGCGAGCAAAGGCGGGTAAATGGGAATACATAGATGAAGTTATAAAGAACTGTGGTACTAACTCATACAAGCGAGATGACAGCTCGACAGAGCAAGAAACAACTACTCCTTACTACTCAGTTTATGAGAGAAATGGAGAAGTATCTTTAGCTGACCTTAAAAAGCAGAAAGGGGAACCTGTTGAAACGAAAGACAAGACTACTTATGTTTATGCTAAAGTTATTGCTATTGGAACTCAGAATACACACGGAGCTGTTAAGATTAAGTACATTACATTCTCCGACCAAATAACTAACAATGTATATCGTGAATACCATAGAGGTCGATACAAAGGTCGTTGGTTTAGAGAAGGTCTCTATGAACTTTTGTTTGATATTCAGGTTCGTTCAAATGAAATCGGTAACCAAATAGCTAGAGGGCTTGAATGGGCCTCTAAGAAAGTTTTCCGCTCCTCAGATAAGCTTATTATTCAAAACATCATTACAGACCTTAAGAATGGTGATGTTATTAGAGCTAAGGATTTAGTCGCGATTGATGTTCGAATGGAAGGATTTGACCAGTTAATCAACGAATGGAACCGCCTACAGACTCTTGCTGATAGAATTACTAACTCTAATGAGATTGTCCAAGGTGAATCTACCCCTGGACAGCCATTTAGACTCGGAGCTCTCCTTAACATCAATGCTAACAAGTTATACAACTTCATTAGAGAGAAGTTACAGATTCCGTTTACTCAAATCTTCCAAGACTGGATTATTTCTGAACTTATAGATGAGCTAAGGACTGAAGATATCTTAAGACTCTCAGGAGATTCTGAAATGATGGAAAGACTATATGAACTCATTGTTGAATCATGGTATGTTCGAAACCTTGTCGCTTTTACTCCTCACGGACCTGATGTCCAAGTATTCCTTAAAACTCAACAGATAGAAGCTCTTAAAAAAAATAAGAAGTTGTTTGTTAAAGAGTTCAAAGCTTTATTTGAGGATTATAAACCTCGAGTTGCTGTTGTTATTACTGGAGAGAATGTTGATATACAAGAGAAACTACAAACTCTTGGTACGTTTATTGGAATGGAGGCAGACCCAGTACGTCGTTCTTACCTTATCGAGAAAGCTATGAGACTTAAAGGAATTGATATCGGTTCTCTTCCTCGCTCTACTCCTGAACAGCTCCAAGGTGTTAGATCTCCTACTTCAACAGAACCTGCTTCAGAAGAAAGTAGACTTCTAACTCAATCAACGGCATAATTAGGGATAATGAGAGGAATAGAGGCGCCAAAGATAAATCAGTTTCATCAAGATGAGTTTAAGCGAATGTACGCTGAACTTACTGATGATGAGCTTATTGAAAAGAATAGAAAGAGAGCTGAGAGAATTAGTAGGATAGAGGATAAAAAAATAGACACAGGAGCTTATGAAAAACCAAGACATAGACAAATCTATTGATGAGAAGCGTGAGAAACTTAATGAACTCTCCGCTATTATTGCTTTACGTATGGATATGCAAAAGTATCCCGTTTCTATTAAAGGTAAGGTACAGGAATTACAAGACAGACTCGAGTATCGAACAAAACAGTATGAGAGTCAGCTCTTAGATGAGAAGATAGATATTTATGAGCAAGTAATTAAACACTTAAAAGTATGATGTTCTTCAAAAAAGATAAAAAGAAGTATTTACACAAATATGAACTTCAAGCACTTCGCGCTACAAATGGTCTCTTAAAACAAGAGAGATATAAGTTTGAGATTATTGAGAGGTCTTTAGGGAATATTTACAAAGGAGAGCAATGGATTAAGACTCAAAGAGACATTGTTTCTGCACTAGAGTATGCTCAGTCCTCTATGATTAGACAACTCGCTATTGCTCATGGTTTTCCTGCTGGAACCTCACTTGATATTGACCTTACAGACGGAAAAATCAAAAATATCAAGCTTCCTGAGGAGAAGAAAGAGAAAGATGTAAAAAAGGAAGTAAACAAAGAAGAAAAGATTAAAGTAGGATAGTCTATATATAGTCTATAGATAGTCCATCCTATTTAATTTAATTAAAGATAAGATAATATAAGATATATGGCACTCTCAAATAAAACAGCAAAAGCATTAAAAGATTCAGCTCATGGAAAAGAGTTGATAGAACATATTAAGAATACAATTCTCTCTCTTGACTCTCTTATAGGGATTGACTTCTCAGATAAAGAAGCTGCCGCTATTGAAGGAAAAGCTCGGGAATTAGCTAGGGATAAGTTGGTAGATATCTTCAATCCCTTGGTAAATACACAAGACTTTGATATTATTAAGGATAAGCGTGACGACTTTTCAGTCGACGCAGAATAATTATTAAATTAACGCGTTAATATAATGACAATGAATAAACAAGACTATATCGACGAGCTTACAGACGCTGGTATAGACCTTTCAGGTGAGGAAACACTTGCTGGCCTTAAGGAACTTTATAAGAAAGTTCCTACTGACGATGTAGATGAAGATAATTTTGATGAAGACAAAAGTGACGATTCAGCTGATGAATCTAAGGAAGAAGACAAAACTCCTGTAGGAGAGGAGGATGAGAAACAACCTCAACTAAAAGCTGAGGTTAAAGGCAAGAAAGGTAAGTTTACTGTCCTCGATTCGAATGGTAAGCCTATTCGAGTTGTTAATACTGAGGAAGAAGCCGAATCTCTTGCAAAGGTTTACTCTGGTCGAATTGTGCGTGGCTAGATAATATCTCTTGTAACTCCACTAGGTATTTATACGAGTTATGAATACCTAGATGGTGTCGTAAGATACCGTTGTGTTGTATATTTAATACATAAGGCAAATTGCCAAAAAATAAAATCCAAAATGGACCCAGAAAAAGAAACTCAAATAGAGACGCCTGAAGAGCTAGAGGCGGAAAAAACTCACCTAGCTGAAGTTAAAGAGGATGATATTCGTGCTTCTGTCATTGAAGAGTATGGCTTCGACCCTGAAGAAGACAAAGAGCGAATAGATAAGCTAGTTTCAAAGGAATTAGGCTATAAAAAGTCTCTCTCCACTGCGATTAGTCAAAAGATTAAGTACCGTGAAAAGTCTAAATCTGTTGTCCCTCTTCATAAACAAGAGTCTGGAAGCGACTCACCTGACATAGATTCCAAGATTGAATCTGCTCTTGAGAAAGACAGACTCGAAGCTATGGAATATCCTGATGATATTAAAGCAGTGATTAAATCCGTTGCTGATATTAACAAGATAAGTGTTAGAAAAGCTGCTACTGACCCTTATGTCCAATCTCGTATTGAGCAATGGCAAAAGGATACAGGCGCAGACGAAGCCGCAGTTAACCGTAACGATAAAGGCGGTAAAGGCGGTTCTAGTGATGATGAGATTCCTGATTTCGACCTTACTACTGAAGAAGGACGTAAGGATTGGGATAAGTGGAAGGAAGACCAAATCAAAGCTGGAAACTAATTTTCTCCTTTTGAGTTACAGTTAACCTTACTGGTTTAACTTTACTCTTAAAATGGCTAATTCTATTGCGGACTTACGTCCGGAATTCTGGGCTAAAGAGGCACAAAGGTCTTTGTTCGTAGAGAACAGAGCAATGGCTATCGCGAACACTCAGCTTCGCAATATCCTTGCTGGTGAAGGTCGAAAAGCACACAGGACAATTGTTTCTTACCCAGCGTCTGCTACTTATGTCCCTGGTACAGACATTACTGCAACCGCAGTAACTGGTTCTAAGGAGACGTTGGAAGTCGATACCTTCCTTGCTTCACTCGTCACTATCGACGACACTGAGGAGAAGCAAAGTATCATTGCTCTTGCATCTCTCGCTATGAAGCGAATGATGAAGGACCACAATAACCGTATCGAACAGGCGGTTATGGGACAGGTTTCTAACGCTCGCCATACTCTTGACGACGGTAATGTTGGTGGTACCTCTGGTAACAACATGGTTCTTAATACCGATGTTATTCCTCAGGTATTTGTTTCTGCAGACACTAAACTTGATGCAATAGATGCACCTAAGGCTGGTCGTACTGCAGTTGTCGGTTCTCACTTCATGCGTTGGCTTAAGCTCCAGCAAGCAGGTCGTGATACTGTGTTTGGTGACGGTGTTAACACTCGTGGTATCGTAACCAACTTGTTTGGTTGGGACATCATTGAGTCTAACAATCTTCCTTACTCAGCAGTTCTTGGTCTAGCTACCAACCCTTCAGATGGTGATACAGTTACCATTGCAGGCGTCACCTTCACATTCAGGGCAACTCTTGGTTCTACAGCAGGCAGTGTTCACATTGCTTCAACTGTAGATATCACTCGTGCAAACTTCGCTGAGTTCCTCAATAACCTTGCTTCTTCCGAAGCTGAGGCTACTGACACTGGTTATGTTGCTCTTGCTGATGAGGATGTGTTCTTGCTTCGTGATAAGAGGCGAATTGCCGCTACAAACGATAACTCTGCAGATACCTTAACCATCACTGGTTATGGTGACATTGTCGTGTCTGAGACACTCACAGATGCTACAGATGCGTGGGGTTCACAGCTCCAGAAGTCTCTCCTCTGTGTTCGCGGATGCATCGACCAAGTGGTCCAAATGCCTCCTAAAATCGAAGTCGGTCGTGAACCTAAGCAGTTCGCCGACATCATTAAGTCGCTCCTTGGCTACGGCGTAAAGACCTTTGCTGACGGTGCGCGAGAAATGGTTTACGTCAAAATTAACGCTTCCACTTCTGATTGGTCTTAATAGCAATATCTAACAACACTAACTATGACTAATAAATTAGCTCTAGGACTAGCAATACTTGCATTGGTTGTTGCCATTAGTGTTGCTGTTAAGTTTCAAGCTCCAGAGATTCTAGGTGGAACTGCCCATTTTCAGAAAGAGTCTTTCGTTGAAGGGCTTTACGCTGGTACAGGGAGACAGTTCAATGTAAGTCGAACAGGCTTACTTACAACCGGAGCAAATGTTGTGATTACCACGTCAAACACAGCTACTTCTTCATTACAAGTTGGTTGTATTGACACGTACGCAACTTCAACAGCTACAGCGATTCGTCTATCAGCAACTACTACACCTGGTATAGCTTACTGGACTTACGGCTCCTGCTCGGGTCTCTAAGACTTCTGGGTCTATCTATCACTTCACTCTTTGGAGTGATAGGACAGGTCCGGAATTACCAGCCGAACCGTAGTTTAATCATCAATTTATTATGAAAAATAAAATCATCATTTCGGCATTGGTAGTTCTCATAGTCGCAATAGTCTATGTAATCTTCCAAGGTCCAGTTCAAAAGAGTTCATTAGGACTCGCTGTATGTACAGTTACTGAATCTAAAGTATCTGTAGGAGACGACATTGCTACTACTATCCTTAATGCAGGAGCTCGTTCTTGGGCACTTGTTCAGCAACCAGCAAATGCTACTAATACAGTTTCAGTATCTTTTGGAGGAACTGCTGTTCTCGGTTCAGGATATACTCTTGATACAGCTTCATCTTCTGAACTTGTGTTAGGATTCGCTACAGACCTTCCTACTTCTGTTGCGTTAAGTGCTGTTACTAGTACCGGCTCAAGTACACTCAATGTAATTGAATGTAGGTAAGTCATAACCTAGACTATTATGACTTTCTACTTCAATGGAACAAATCCAGAAGAATCTCTTTACGAAGAAGCTCTTTTTTGGAGTGGAGCAACTTCTACAACACTTCCTATAGACCCCGACTTTACTCGTCTCTTTAACTTCGCTATTGCGAGAATTGTAGCAGCAATTCAAAAGTCTGATAAGATATGGGTTTATAATGATGATAATCTCGACTCTGAGTTAATTGATAGTGCAACTACACTTACTGCAAATATTAACAAATATCCTATCTCTTTGTCCTGGCTTAAAATCGCAAGAGTTCGCGTTAAGGATAGTAATGGTAATCTAATCACTTTACGCTCAGTACAGCGCAGACAACTAAGCGACAGCCAGCTAAATGAGACAGGGACTCCTTGGGGATATTATAAACTTGGCGAATATTTATATCTTGTGGGTACTCCTACTTATGGTTTTGCTAATGGTATAGAGGTTCAATTCCAAACAGGTCCTGAACATTTTGTCGTAGGAGATACAGTTAAATCTCCAGGATTTGCATCTCAATTCCATAGACTCCCTGCATGGCTTGTAGCTCTTGATTGGACTGAGGTACAAGAAATGGAAGCTCGAGCGAGAGTCTTAAGAGGTAAGATAGGAACTGAACCTGACCCTATTTCAAATGACCCAGGTTCAGGTATGTTTAGAGAATTAGTTACTTATTATACTCAAAGAGATGATGACGAAGCTCCTTCACTCAGCACAAGACGAGAGGATTATGGGGCGGGCTCGTTAGGAGATAGTGGAGGTCTAAATACTCATTCGATATCATGACACAATTATTTCCACAAGGAGTAAAAGGATTAGCAGATTCCAAGTGGAGCGGTGTCTTAGGCTCTGCTTATCGTCTTGTGGGATTAGATTTCCACTCTAAACCTGGATTGATTAGAGTCGCTCAAGCCTTAGCTAAGGATTCTAGTACTACTATAGATGGGCTATGTAAAGTAGGGCTTCCAGTCTCTGATGGGTCAAAGCTTTGGTTCTCCTCTGAATCAGGCAAGATATGGAGAGAAAGTTCAGGAACTTATACTCTCATACACACCATTGATACTAATGCAGACTTTTTAGGAGATACTATTAGCTCCACTTTGAGCACTTCTAGCAATTTCAACATTAGAGGATTGCGAGTCTTGCCTTCAGGTTCTGCTTTTCCTGTTCTAGCGGCATCAACTTCAGAGTTTATCTCAGGTAGTGCTACTACTCTAACTAAAGCTATCACTGTTCCTACAGGTTCTAATAGAGTTTTAATTGTTTATGCTTATAACTATGGAGCAACTGCTCCTATATCCGCTACATATGGCGGTAGTGCTATGACTCTACTTACCACTGGTTCATATAGCGGAGGAGGAACTAGCGTTGCATGGACTTTGTTTTATATTATTGCCCCCATTGAGACTACTGCTAATATAGTTGTTACCTGGGCAGCAGGAACTGTTGACCGAGGACTCATTGCTACTTCTTGGACTGGAGCGCATCAGACAACTCCTGTTGACGGTTCAGTGAATTCTGTTGGTACTGGTGTGACCGCAGTAGCTTTAGATATACCAAGTTCAGGAGAGAACCAGATTCGTCTCGCCTTCTGCACTGGAGAAGGAGTTTCTTCGTTGCCTACATTTACACACGCTAGTACTCAGACACAGATTCTAAGCCAAACCCTAGGGGCTAACACCTTCTCTTTTGCGGTGTATGTTGGGGACTTGGGAGGTGAGATTTGTTTATCTGCAGAAGAGCATGGCGATTATATCTTCTTCACGACAGAGAAATTGCTTTTCAGAATTGCTGTCGCAGACATAGGTTCTATTTGGAGTATAGCTAGTACCTACGGAGTTTTTGTCAACGGAGATGACACTTATCACTCTATGACAAAACAGAATAACGAACTCTTTATAGGAGATGATATTGTAATTGCTAAAGTAGGCTCTGTTGCAGATAGTTATCTCTTTACTGCTGAAACTGCTTTTAATATCCAAGCTCCTGAGAAAATTGTCTCATTAGCTCCATTTGATAACGATGTTATTGTAGGAACTTTGAATGTTTCTAAAGGGAGGGCTCTCCGTTGGGATACAGTATCAGATTCTTGGTCTGCAGAAGATGATACTCCTGAGGGAGGAGTCTTTGCATTTATTCGAGATGATAACTATCTCTACGCAGTTGTGGGTAATTTCGGGTCTCTCATGTTCTATAACGGAGAGAAGCTTGAAAGATACTTAAGAATTCCTGGGGATTATAGTCCAACTAAGAAACTTAAGATAAATCCTCACGCTGTTGCTTTTCATTTAGGTATTCCTTTATTCGGGGTATCAAATAGTACAGGGAACCCCGCTCTTGAGGGAGTTTATTCATTAGGTTCATATTCTAAAGATTACCTAAAAATCTTAGACCTTACTTATCCTATTTCCTCAGGAGAGTTTACTGGAATGGAGATAGGAGCAATTGTTGTGGACGGCGCAGATTTATATGTAGCGTGGAAAGGAGCATCAACACAAGGAATAGATAAGTTAAATTGGTCTGCTAAATATGCATTAGCTTACTTTGAAACAATGCAATTAGTAGACTTAAATAGTAGAGGTTTCTTAAAGACTCTTAAAGAGTTTAGAGCAAATTACGTATCTCTTCCTACAAATACTGATATCGTTCTTAAATATGATGCTAATTACACAGGTTCTTATACAACTTTAACTTCTGTGAAAGATACAAAAGTCTTACAAAAGAAGTCTAATAAATCTATTCCTAATGTAGGGGCATTACAATTAAGAGGAGAGTTTACTGTTTCTTCTAATGATGCTCCAGAAGTTGAGGGATATGAGTATTTCTTTAGTAATCAAAAAGTACGACCATGATAATACGAGATACAAAAAAAATAGATACTTCTATCGAGCAGAAAAAGCAAGGTTATAAAACTCCTCGTCGAACTAAAGCTGGAAAGTATAACAAAGGTAACTTCTTTGCTGGGTGGGAGGCTACTGGCGAAGGAGAGTTTGTCTCTCCTGCTGATGCTAACGGTTTTAGAATTCGTCTAAAATCACAAGAAGGAAAAATTACTCTAGACGGAGGGGTTTCAATTCTTAATACAGCTATTCCTTTTTCAGGAGTAGGAGGTATGTCTATCGAACATGATACAGGGGCAATAAGAATAGAAATTGGAGGTTCTGGAGAAGGGCTCGGTAATAGGTACATCTTACTTGCAGTGGGAGATAATTCCGTCTATTTTGCTCTTATAGACAATGATGATGGAACTTATAATTTCAAACTCGTAGGATTACCCACTTCAAATCCTGGAGCAGGATTATTATGGAGTAATGCAGGAGTCGTTACTATAGGAACTTAATATATAATTAAAACAATGGAACCTCATATAATACAACAAGGAGAGACATTAAGCGGAATTGCCGCTAGTCGTGGCACTAGTGTCAACGAAATCTTGAAGCTTAATCCTAATATAAAAGACCCGAATAAAATCTTTGCTGGAGCTTCTTTGAATCTTAAGTCTCAATTACAGCAACCTAAAGTCGATTCTATAAGCACTCCTGTTAATGCTCCTACACCTACAAGTTCTCCCGAGCTACCCACTCCTGAAGCTCCTCAAATACATGAAAGTTTCTTTACCTCTAGTACTGAAAATGTAGAAAATACTCGTAAATCTCTTGAGGAAACTTATAAAAGTGAAGTAGAAAGAATTACGAGAGAGAAAGAAGAAGCTCAAAAGAAAATGGACGAACTTACTTCAAAACAAGAAATTATGTTAGAGACTGATGTAGAACCACTCCTTAAACCGTTTAGAGAAGATTTTGAGAACAAAGAAAGAGAGAGACTTTATGTAACAGAGAACTTTGAAGCAAACCAAGCTCTTACTCGTGAATTAGGTAATCTTCTTACTGAGGGAAATGAAATTATTAAGAGACAAAAAGGAGCTCCTCTTGCTCTCTCGGTGCTTAATAAGAAAGTAGGTAAGACTATTTCTGATGTAACAGCTAGAGCTGGGGTTATTCAAGCTGTTATGTCTGCTCGCTCTAATCAGATAGGAGAAGCGTATCGTTTAATTGACCGTTCGTTAGATGCAATGACAGCTGATAGAAAAGACCAGTTAACTTACTACAATACTATTCTCGACTTCTATGAAACCCAAAGAACAGAGGAAGGAAAGAAACTTGAAGGTCTAGATAAAGACCAAAAAGAATACGTTAAAGCTCAAATCGGACTTATCGAACACGACTTTGCTCAAGCTGAGAAGAATGCTCAGAACATCAAAGATTTAATGACTGACCCCCAAACAGCTCTCTTTATGGCTGAAGCAGGTGTTACTCTTAAGGATTCTCCTGCTGAGGTATCAAAGAAAATGGCAGAACAAAGTGAGAGAAAAGAGACTATAGACTTACAAAATGAACTTACACTTAAAGGATATAAGTTTGTTGCAGCTCCAGCTTCAGGTCAAAATGTTGCGACCTTTACGACCTCTACCGGAAAGAAACTTTCATTTATTGCTCCTGCTTCAAAGAAGAAATCAGTTGTCTATAATACAAAGAATCTTCCAGGAGATGTTAGGTCTTCAATCCTTGATGACTTAAATAATTCAGAATTCGCTTCAGTAGCAGGAGAGGAACCAATACAAGAGCTTTTGAGACTTTATCCTGAAGTTAATCAAGAAACTCTCCAAGAACTAGTTGATAGTTTCTATGACTATGAAGCTTTAACAGAAGGAACTGAAACTGAAGGAGACCAAGCTCCTTGGTGGCAGTTTTGGAAATAAATCATTATGGGAAGATTTAACTCAACATTAGAACCTAAGAAGACAAGCGGAGGACGTTTCGCTCAGATTAAAGACCGTTTAGAAACTCCTCAGCAAGCTTCAGTTGTAGAACCGAGACAACCTGGGTTTATTTCTCGTACTTTAGATTCTTTCAAAGGAGTAGCGGAGGGAGAGGTAAAGATAAGTGATGTTAGTAAAGAGCTCATCCCTAGCGCTAAAAAGATAGGAGGGAGTTTTGCTGATACTTTCATTCCAGCTATTAAGAACTTTGTTAATACTACAGGTTCGATTTTCGGAGAAGGACTAGCTTATGCAATTGACCCTGAAGTCCGTAAACAATTTACATCTCCAGGAACTGAAGGAACTGATAAGATAACAGATTTAATTCTCGAAAAGAGAGCTAAAGGAGAAGATGTTTCTCGGCTGGTTAATCAATTAAAAGTAGCTCAAGAGACTGAAATACCTAACAACTTAGATATTCTTCCTGTTGTATCTGAGACAACTCAAGCAGATTTAGCAAGAGCTACAATTGCCGCTGGTATTGAAACCGCTGTCTATCGTTTAATGCCTAATACAGCAAAGCTTCCTATTAAGCAAAGATTTGGAGCTGGAGCACTTCAAGGTATGGGATTCGCTATTTCTGAAGGACTTGCTCACGACAAATCTCCTGAAGAGATTGTCAAATCCATGCCCCAGTATGGGGTATTCGGAGGAGCTATAGAAATCCTTGCTCCTTATCTTCTCCCTCTCTTAAAAGCTGAAGGACGAAAAATACCTCAAGAGTTTAAGAATATGATTAGAGGTCTTAAAGAAGAAATCAGACCTCCTAAACCTCGAAAACTTGGAGTAACTAGTGAGTTTGCAGAAGCTACTCGTATTCCTGTGAGGACTCCTAATACTGAGTATGAAGCTTATCTCCGCTCTCAAGGATATGAACCTTATGTTCCTGATGATGCTTTACCTGAGATTCAATTAGGTTCTAAAGCTAGAAGTACCGCAGATAATTTGCCTGTAATTCAAGCAGGAGATGAAGTTACTCCTCCTCATCGAGTAAGAGGAGATGTTGAGTTTGTACCTGAAAAATCTGTATCGGGACCTCAATTGGAACCGAAGAAAGAAGTAATTGGAACCGAATTGGAACCGAGACAAGTAGACATACAAGTAGATGAAGTAATACCTGAGACTAGAACCACGCGTGTTCCTCGCGAACAATTGCCTGTCTCAAGCGAAGGAGGTGCTATGCGGGTATCTAGACTAGAGGCACGAATTAAAGGTGTTGTCAATGATGTTAATGCTTCTCGGGCAGAGTCAGAAGGTATCTCTACTTTTGGACAAATGAATAAAGCAGAAATGAGAGTAAAATCTGCTAAGTTTGTAGATGAAACTCCTGATAATGAAATTATGGCGATTCTTAAAGGTGAGAAACCTGTTCCAGAAGGGCATCTTTTTAACTCTATAGCTTTAGCTATGGAAAAGAAAGCAGAATTAGCGGCTGATGGAAATCTTGCCGCAAAACTAGCTTCTTTAAGGTCTACTCGAGCGGGACAAGAAATATCATTCTTGACTGAGATTGAACCCGATAATCCAATATCAGCAATTCAAGAGATAATTAAAGCGAGAGCAGGACGAGCTCAAAGAACATTAAAAGGACAAGATGTTACTAAAGCAACAAGAGCTGAGGCGGTTAAAGCAGGGGCGGAAGTTTCTGCAAAAAGATTGAAGATTGAGGAAGCAGAAAGTCTGCTTAATAAATTACTTTGCTAATATGGCTAATCTTTGCTTACCAAAAGAAATAAGAGACAGACTTCTAAACGCATTAAAAGGTGGAGATATTTCAATTGCTAAACTTTACGAATTAGATAGTACTGGACGTAATACTATTTTTAAGCAGTATGTAGGAGAAGATTTTGCTAAGTTTGTAAACACAGAGTTCGAAAGAGCTATGATGTCTAACCAAAAGAAAGCCCTCGCTTCTTGGATTGAAAAAGTTTCAACTTTCAAAGAACCTGTAAGACGAGACCTCCTTAAGAAAGTCGAAAGAATTAAAAAAGTATTATCTGTTGATGAAGAAAAAAGTTTTCTGTCAGACTTAGCTGAATCTAAACTTGGTATAGGAGTAACAGAAGAAGAAGCTTCTACTATTCTTAAACTTAAGTCTCAGATAGATAAACTTAAAACCGCTATTCCAGAAAGTGCTCCTCTTAGGTCTGAAGAAAGATTAGCTTATGGCTACGCAGTAGATGATTTTAAGACTTTTGTAGGAAAGTTAAAGTTAGATGCAGATGCTTTGAAATTAGCAGATTTCAAAGATATTAAACAATACGGAAAAATCTTTACAAAAGCCGCAGGGCTTACAAAATCATTAGTCGCAACTCTTGATAACTCTTTCTTAGGAAGACAAGGTATTAAAACTCTTTTGCGAGGAGACTATGGTATTTGGGCTAGAACAGTCGCTTTATCATTTAAGAATATCGGAAGTGAATTAGTACAAAAATCTCCAGGACTCTTCAAAGAGAGGTCAGATGCGATTATGAGAACAATGAGAGCTGATATCTATTCAAGGCCTAATGCTCTTAATGGAAAGTATACTGCCGCTAAAAATGGTTATGGGTTAGGGGTCCTTCATGAAGAAGCTTTTCCTAGTTCTTTACCAGAAAGAATTCCTCTTTTAGGGCGAATCTTTAAGGCATCAGAAACCGCATTTAATGGTTCTGCTCTTAGAATGAGAGCTGACTTAACTGACGCTATCATTATGAATGCTGAAAAAAATGGAGTAGATATGCTTGATGAAAAACAAGCTTCAGCTTTTGGTAACCTTGTAACTTCCCTTACAGGTAGAGGAGAACTCAAAACTTTTGCCGCCGCAGGACAACCTATAAACGTCTTTATGTTCGCTCCTCGATTCTTAAAAGCGAACTGGAATACTCTAACAGCTCATCAATTCGATAGACTAATGACTCCTGAGGCAAAGAAGGAAGCGGCTCGTTCTACTCTAAGAATTCTTGGAAGTATAGGAGCTCTACTCGGAGTAGCTAAGATGATAAATCCTGATTCTGTTGATTTCGACCCTCGCTCAACTCGATTTGGTCAAATACAAGTAGGAAGTCATAGGTATGACGTAACAGGAGGCATGAGAGGCCTTGTCACTCTCGCTTCCAGAATTACTCCTACATACCATAATGGAGAATGGGAATTCTGGACGAAATCAGCTTCAACTGGAAAGTATATGAAAATGAGTCAAGGAGAGTTTGGAGAACAAACAGCTCTTAATACTTTCGAACAATTCTTTGAAGGAAAGCTTTCTCCGACAGGAGGAGCTATTAGAGATATATGGAAAGGGCAAAACTTTAAAGGAGAAAAACCTGGATTTGTTAATACTACTATAGGTCTTATAACTCCTATCTCATTCTCTTTACTTGTAGAAGAACTTCAGAAAGGGAATGACGACATACTACTCGCAATGTTAGCAGAAAATCTTGGTGTATCTGCAACTGATACAACATTTAGAGGATTTGGCAAGAAGTGGGATAGACTTCGAGAACAAAGAGGTGATGAGGTTTATAATGAAGCTCTTAAATCAGTAACAGACAAGTTTAATGAGAGGGCTAAAAAGCTAGAAAATCTTCCACGCTGGAAAAAGATGTCAAATGAAGAACAAGCAAAAGAGCTTGATTCAATTCGAACTGAATTGACGAATGCCGTGTTTAGCCGTTATGGAATTCAATGATTAATGGTATAATTAAAAACATATGATACCAATGACTAAGACAGAAAAGTCAAGAATGCGCCTCTTTAGGATTGCCCAAGGAAACCCTGCAAGTATTCCTCAGCTACTTGATGCTATTAAAAATCTTGCAGATGAAGCTCTTAAAGATACATTAGATGTCTCAAAAAGGGAAGCTATTAAACTCTTAAAAGAGAACATTGATGCAATACGGAGATATTATGAAAAAGAACTTAAAAGTATTCTTAATTCTATTGACGGAATTATAGAAAAGAAAGTTAAAGCAGTTAAACCTCCTAAAGGCGACCCTGGAGAACAAGGTCCCGCTCCAAGTGCTGAGTTCTTACTAGAGCTTATAAGACCTCTTATTCCTCATGTACAAGACGGAAAAACTCCTACTAAAGAAGAATTAGCTGTTATTGCAAAACCTTTACTTGCAGAGCTTTTATCTCAAGACCTCATTATCAATCGGGTTATCGCAGAACGTGATAAAGAAATGAGTGATAAGATGTTTGGCACAATGACCGATATGATAGCTGCTGAAATCTCTAAAATAAAGAGGTTTGGTGGTGGTGGTTCAGGAGATAGAGTTCAAGCAGGAGCTGGTATCTCTATCTCATTCAATAATGCAGGAAAGAAAGTTATTACAGCTACAGGTTCTGCTTCAGTAGAAACTCCAACAGGGACTGTAGACGGTTCAAATACAACCTTTACAGTTACAGCTACTCCGAACTGGATAGTAGCAGACGGAGTCACTTATTACGAAGGAGCTGGTTATTCACGCTCAGGAACAACGATTACAATGGATATTGCTCCGAGTTCGTATATTAGAGTAATGATATAAATATGAACAATAACATGAAAAAAATACTTATTCTCGGAGCTTCTCTAGTCATTCTTTTAGGGTTTCTTAACTTATTTAATCCTGAGCCCTTAAAGACGACTTCTATTGTATTAGGAGGGACTCCTACATCTTGGGATTACGCAAGTAATGTATTACAACCACTTCGTTCTCAATGGGCAGCAGAAGTAAAAGGTAATAACTTTACCGCTACTTCTACGTTGTCAAATAATACTTTTCCGAAGCTTCTCTTTACTACTGCAACAGGAACATCGGCTACTACAACTAACTTTGCTACAACAAATCTTTGTATCTCAGGAGACTGTAAAGCAGCTTGGCCAGGTGCGGGTGCTCAAACTCCTTGGGCCCAAGACATAGATGGAGGTGGGTTTAGTCTTTCTAATGTTCTTGGTATAACTTCTACTCGTTCAACTACTACCAACGCCACTACCACTAATCTTTTCTCGACTACTCTCACAGCTACCACAAGCTTCTTTACTAACCTATTTATTGGGGTGGATACTCTCGCTGAATATATCGCTGACACCGCAGGAACAATGTTCACTGGAAATACTGAAACAGGTATCACAGTAACCTATCAAGACGCGGATAATACAGTGGATGTGGTGTGTGATACAGCTTCAGGTTCGATATTCGGTTGTCTTTCTTCTACAGACTGGACAACCTTTAACAGCAAAGAGTCTGCCCTTACTTTCTCAACAGGTCTTAGTCGTTCAGTCAATACTATTACAGTTGACCAAGCGTTCTCTCCCACTTGGACTGGCGCACATATCTTCAATAACATTACTCGCTCGACTACTACCCAAGCGACAACCACGAACTTCTTCACCAGTTTTTTCAATGCCCATGAATTAAGAGTAGGTGGTTCGGCTACTACTACCATAAGCACGGCAGGTAGTCTTGCACTTCCAACGGGAGCTACATTAACTGTTACCGATATAACTTCAGCTTTGACTTTAACTGGTGCTGGCGGGATTTTTGCCGAATACACAGGCACAACTTGTACCAATCAATTCGTGAGAGCTTTATCAGCTTTAGGAGTGGCCACTTGTGCCACTGTAGTAGCTGGAGATGTAGACTTAGCTGACCTTACTGCTACCAATGGAACTCTTACATTTTCAGGAGCTTATGATGGACAGATAGCTAGAACTATCGGGCTTAACTTAGGAAATGTAAACACTTGGACAGCTTTGCAAACCATCAATAATGCTTCTACTACCAACTTAACGACTGGTAGTTACTTTCAGCTTCCTGTTGCCTCTTCATTTTCCAACTTCCAGCAAGGGTCTTTGTCATTTGATTCAACAAGTGGCAATCTCGTTATGGGAACCACTACCGTGCCAAGTGCTACGGCTCATGTGGTGATAGGCAGTGCCACTACTACGCTCTACTCCTTCGCTGTTAGTTCCACCTCACCAGATTTTGTTTCGGGTGGCATAATAGAATTGCCCGCCCACTTCTTGCCTCAAGTGGTAACAGGAGTAATTTGTAAATTAGATGGAGGCACTTCATGGGTTATAAATCTAGATGATGGGACAAATAATTCTACGAGTGCCACATGCACTACAACTTCGACTCAATTTCCTATC